AATATAAATTAGCTCTAGAAGAACACGGAGAGGTTTATACTATAAAAGAAAAACAAGACGCTGAACGTTTAGCTGATGCAGTATTTCGTAATGAACCTGCTATGCAAATATTAAAAGGCTGTAAAATGGAATATCCAGGAGTTGGTTTAGTACAAGAAAAGCCATTTAGAGCAAAAGCCGATGCGTTACACGAAAATTATATATTAGACCTTAAAACAACAAGTGATATAAAAAAGTTTGAAAAAGCTGCGTATTGGTATCACTACGACGTACAAGCATATTTATATACAGAAATATTTAACAACCCTAATTTTAGGTTTTTAGTAATAGATAAATCATCTTGTGATATAGGGTTAAGTGAACCTGTTAGTAAAGATTTCATAAATAGCGGAAGAGATAAGGTTAGGTATGCTATGAAAATATACCACGATTATTTTGAAACTGAAGAAACAGATTTAGATAGTTATTATATAAATATAGAATTATGAAATTATTTGAATATCAATTCCCAAAAAATAATGACCCAATAGATGATACTGAAATAACAAATGCTCTATTATATTTTACAAAGGCTAATAGGGAAGTATTTAAAAAGTTATGTAAAAAAGGTATGGAGGTAGAATATACCAAAGAACAATTAAAAGAAGCAAACATATCTGATTTTATATTATATATATTAAAAAAGAATTATGGAGAAACTGAAGTTTAAAAGAGTATTAACAGAACAACAAGGTCACGATTTAGCAAAACAACATATAGGCGAAGAATATATTAAAACGCTAATAACTGAAGATGCTGATGGTTATGATATGTATGGTAACTTATTATTTAAGTTTCGTAAAAACGTTATACCTATTGATATATTAAAATCAGGCGTTGATAATTTCAAAGATAGTATTGAGTGGACAGAAAGCAGGGGTGCGGCTAGTGGTTTTAGCGGTAAAAGAACTAGAGCTGACGGTACTATATCAAACACTAGCGTAGGTAAAAAAGTTGAATCAGGTGTCGTAGGGTTTATGGATAAGAGCGCAATGATAAGGTATTGTAGGAAAACAGCGTTTACTCGTAGGTACTTCGATAATTACAAAGAAGGGTTGCCATTTGTTAAATTTGTAGATGAACAATACAAAGAATTATGCCCTGAATATTATAGTAGGCAAAAAAATATTGCTGAAGGTACTAATCAGAATTATGTAATACCTGATACAAGTTTTACTACTGTAACTGTTAATAAAAATTTTAGAACTGCGGTGCATAAAGATGCTGGTGATTTTAGCGAAGGGTTTGGTAATTTAGTAGTTTATCGCGAAGGTGATTGGGGTGGCGGTTATTTTATATTGCCAGAATATGGTGTAGGAATAGATTTAAAAAATACAGATATATTATTTGTAGATGTACATAAGTATCATTGTAACACTGGTTTCACTAATTGGTCAGATGATTGTTTACGTATAAGTTTCGTGCTTTATTATCGTGAATATATGTATAAATGTAAAGCGCCTAAAGATGAATTACAAAGAGTTAAAATAGATCAAGGTGGATATAATAGATTATAAAATAGCGATACCCTCATATAAAAGGCCTGAGGTAATAAAACAAAAAACTTTAAGAGTATTAAATGAATATAAAATACCTAAAGAACGCATCACAATATTTGTGGCTGACGAAGAAGAGTACCAAGTATATAAAAAGAGTTTAAATAAAGAATATGAACTAGTAATAGGTGTACCAACTATCGGTTTACAAAGAAACTTTATAGAAAGGTATTATAAAGAAGGTACTAAGTTAGTAATGTTCGACGATGATATTGATGAAGTATTACGTAAAAATGAAGACACGTTAGTACCTTTAGCTAACCTAGAAAAAGAATTTATAATAGAAGGCTTTAAACAGTGTGAAAAAGTAGGCGCTAAAACGTTTGGTATGTATGCTGCGGCTAATCATTATTTTATGAAAGAACGAGTATATAATAAAATATGCTATATTATAGCTTCTATGTTTGGTGTAATAGTAGAACACGATAAGTTCTTAGAGCGCCACACTAACCACGGAGAAGATTATGAATATAGTATAAGGCAATATATAAAAAATGGCTGTTTAGTAAGATTAGATTACATTACAGCTAAGTCGAACTATTACAAAGAGCCAGGCGGTTTACAAACCTTTAGAACTGCCGAAAATATATATAACTCTATAAAATGGATACAAGATGAGTTTCCTGAATATTGTACTATGTATATACGTAAAACAACAGGTCACGCTGAACTACGTTTAAAAGATAAAACAGGCGATAAACAACAAGTAAAATTATTTTAGTAAATTTGAATTATGAAAACACATTTAGAAACATATAAAATAGCAAAAGAAGTAAAGAAAATAACAGGATTAAACTTCTTAGAAAAAAATAGGAAAATAGAATATGTAGAAGCTAGATCATTCTTCGTGCATATACTTAAAAACTATTACAAACTACGTAATAGAGATATAATAAATATATTTAATGAACTCGGTTTTAAAATGGATAGTGCTACGTTATGTCACGCAATAAATATGTTTGAAATATATGAACATAATAATACACGTATGCAAGAATGGTTTGATAACTTATTTGCTAAACCAGATTTTAAAAACAGGTCTAATACTAGCGCTTATATAAAAAGTAAGCTAAAATATTTACCTGAAGATACATTAGTAAAGATAGCCGCACAAATAGATGCTATGATAAAAGATGAAGTATTTTTGGAAGAAACTGAATGGAAGTATTAAAAAACTATAAAAAATATTATTATATATTTGAATAATCAAGTTTTTTCAAGTTGGCTAGGAAATTAATTAGTACATATATTGAAAGACCTAAAAAGCGTAGACCAGGAGTACATAGTAAGAATGCTAGTAAAGGTCAGTCAGGTTGGAAAAAAAAATATAGAGGGCAAGGTAAAAAAAGATAATTATGGCTTGGGGTGGTAAACGTAATGGCGCAGGTAGAAAAGCAAAAGCTGATGAACTTCAGTTATTAGACAAACTATCACCATTAGAAGATCTATTTCACGTAACTTTAAAAAAAGGTTTAGAAAGCGGTGATTATAGATATGCTCAATTATTTGCTAATTACTTTTATGGTAAGCCAAGAGAAACTCAAGATATAACTATAAACCAAGATACACCATTATTTGAAGTAGTAGTAAAAGAAAATGAACCAAGTACAAACTAATGTAGTATTTAATCACGCCTATAAGTTTTCAAGGTCAGATAAAAAAATACTAATAGAACAAGGCGGTTCACGTTCAGGGAAAACTTTCAACATACTTATTTGGATAATATTTGACTATTGTTTTAGGAATAGGGGTAACATAGTAACCATATGTCGTAAAACTTTCCCGTCGCTTAGAGGTACAGTTATGCGTGACTTTTTAGATATACTTAAAGAGTACGACTTATATAGCGAGAAAGACCATAATAAAAGTAATAGCGAATATTATATAAATGGTAATACAATAGAATTTATATCATTAGATCAACCTGCTAAAATACGTGGGCGTAAAAGAAACTTATTATTTGTTAATGAGTGTAATGAAATAGATTGGGATAGTTGGCAACAATTAATATTTCGAACCGAAGGGCAAATTATCATCGACTACAACCCATCAGAAGCAACGCATTGGATATATGACCAAGTAGAAACTAGAGATGATGCGGTATTTTATAAAACTACATATAAAGACAACCCTTTTATAGACTCTAACTTAATATCAGAATTAGAGCGTTTAAAAGAAACTGATGAAGAATATTGGCAAGTATTCGGTTTAGGTGAAAGAGCTTTATCACGTACACAGATATTTAGAGCGCATATAATAAAGAAAATACCAGATGACGCTAAATTCCTTTCTATAGGCATTGACTTTGGTTATACAAACGATCCAACTGCAGCAGTAGAAGTATATCAAAAAGAACATAACCTTTATATAAACGAATTACTATATAGAACTATGATGACCACTGCAGATATACATAGGTTTTTATTAGAACAAAACCAAGGCAATAAATTATCCTTCGGCGATTCGGCTGAAGTACGTTTAATAGATGAACTGCGTAGAATGGGCAATAACATACGCCCAAGCGTAAAAGGGCAAAACTCTATAATGGCTGGTATAGATTTATTAAAACGTTTTAAAATATACATAACAGAAACTTCTGTAAACGCTATAAAAGAATTTAGGGATTATAGGTGGAAAAAAGATAAAGCTAACCGCCTTACTAATATTCCGCAAGAAGGTAACGACCATATTCCTGACGCTACAAGATATGCTACATATAGTTTAATGAGCAAACCTAATTATGGAAAATACGCTATAAGATAAAAAAAGTTATTAAAAATTTTTTATAACTTAAAAAAAGTTTTATATTAGTGGTATGGAAAATAAAAACACATTTAAAATAATAGGTTATTTTGAAGATTACTTCGTTGATAACAAATATATAGGTTCAAAAAGTTGCTCAGAGCAACCTGATAGAACTCAAGGCTTCTTCGGGCAAAAGTATTTTTTTGCTACTGATGATATAATATTAGAAAAAGGTAAGAAAATAAAAAGAGGTACTAAATACAAAACTTACTACAATCAACTTTCAGGTCAGTTTAATGGTACTCAAGAAGAAAAATTACAAGCAATGCAAAAATCTCACCAATGGAAAATATCACAATAAAAGAGTTCATATTATACGTACTGCCATTATGGATAGGTTTTATATTATTAGCAATATTTCCTATACCAGTAATATCATTAGTTATCTTAATTTTAGTTTATAACAATCGCAGGTAGTAATTTTTTGTTTTTTTCATATAATTGGTTGAAAGGGGTTCTGCGGTTCCCCTTTTTTTATGCAAAAAAAAACGTAAATTAGTATTATATATCTATGAAGTTATCAATAAACGTACCGACAGAATTAAACGAATTGACATTAGGTCAGTATCAAAAGTTTATTAAAATACAAAAAGATAATGGAGATAGTACTTTTGTAGCGCAGAAAATGATAGAGATATTTTGCGGCATAGATTTAAAAGATACGTTTAAAATAAAGATAACAGATATTAATGAAATAATTAAAATACTAAACGACCTATTAGAAATAAAACCTGAATTAATACATAGATTTGAATTACAAAATGAAGCGTATGGTTTTATACCGTCTTTAGAAGATATATCCCTAGGGGAATATATAGACATAGAAAATTATATGCAAAACTGGGAAGATATGCATAAAGCTATGGCGGTATTATACAGGCCGATTACAGAAGCATACAGAGATAAATATAATATAGTTGAATACCAAGCTAAAGAAACCGATATAATGAAAGATATGCCTTTAGATGTTGTTTTTAGTGCGGTGGTTTTTTTTTACAATTTAGGCATCGAGTTGTCGAGCAATATGATGGATTATTTAACGGAGGATCAGATGACCAACCTTATGGAAGGTCAGCACAGTTTTCCAAAAGATGGGGTTGGTATTCAGCAATTTACGAACTCGCTCAAGGACGTGTTACAGAATTCGAAAATATCACTAAGGAAAGATTATTAAAATCGCTAAATGTATTATTATATATTAAAGAGAAAAACGAAGTAGAACAAGCAGAATTAAAAAGAAATGCCAGCAAACGTAGCCATTAGATCATATTACTTACTTAGCGAAGCGCTAGAAAGTTCACTACTAAACAACAATATAACTAAAACAGTTACAATAGGAGATGTATCTGATGTAGATTTAAGTAAGCAAACTATATTTCCATTAGCACATTTTATAGTTAACAATGTAGTATCTACAGAACAAACACTTGTATATAATATTACTATACTAGTTATGGATATAAAAGATACTAGTAAAGAAGAAGAAACAGATAAGTTTAGAAAAAACACAGACGAACAAGACATATTAAACACACAGTTAGGCGTATTAAATAAATTAATACAAACATTAAGATTTGGAGAGCTGCATACAACAGGATATAAGTTAACTAACGATCCTACTTGTGAACCATTTGTAGATAGGTTTGAAAATAACTTAGCAGGATGGAACGCAGACTTAGAAATAGAATTACCTAATGATCAGTATATATGTTAAGTAAAATAGCTTTTAGTGATAAATTTAATTCAAGAATAGAAGAATTCTTTAAAGCTGTTAAAAAACAAGCTAGACAAAACCTTAGCAAGGGTACTAAATTACAGCGTAAAAAAAGACCTATAAACAATTCTAAAAAACTTTATAATAGTATTCAGTATAAAAAACTATATGAAAAGAGTAGTGGTATTGCTTATGGTTTATTTATGGAGGACTATGGTGATTATATCGACAAAGGTGTAAAAGGCGCTAAGAGCAATTATAGGGTAAATAAAAATACACCTTATAGTTATAAGAATAAAATGCCATATAATGAAAAATTAGCAGAAGGTTGGGAGAAATGGGCGAAAGCTAGAAATATAAGGTTAAGAAACGCAAAGGGACAATTTGCTAAAGGCAACTATAAACAAATAGGTTTTGTATTAGCTAGAAGTATTTATGAAAAAGGTATAAGGGCAAACAATTTTTTTACTATACCATTTGTTAATGAGTTTAAGAAATTACCGCAAGACCTACAAGACATATTTAGTGATGATATGATTATTGAAATGATAGAAAGTATGAGAGAAGCAGATTTAATTAAAAGAATATAATGGCAACAATATTATTAAGAAGTCCGTATTACGAAACAAAAAGTGAAGCATATGATGCAGTAAATTCATTAGTAGCAAAAAGTGCTACATTAACTTTATCTGTAGATGGTACACAAATATCTGAAATGAGTAAAGATACTGTGTTATCTGGAACTAGTGGACAAGAAACTGGAACAGTAGCATTTGAAATAGCAGATTTATGTAGAGATTATTTAGATATAACATTTAACAATTCATATACTAGTCAAACTATTTTGATAGAAGGAAATATACAATTTAAAAGCGCAACAATAGATGACATTAATACTGGTGGCGCTGTTTCTAATATGGGTTCTTATAGTATTGGTCCACACAGAGGTTTAGATGGTTTTTATGAATTTATGGAAGGTTTAGGTACAGGAAATACACCACCTAATAGTGCTAAAACAATAGCTGTAACACAAGATGAAATATTACAAGATAATACACAGTTATATTATCCTGATAATACTGCGGGAGTAATACCTTATTTTGATCGGAATACATCAGCAATAGTATATGATACATTTAGTGCTTCAGCAATAAGTAAAACTACATTATCAACTACCTTTACAATAAACAGAGTATGTAATAAACAC